GTTTGAAAAAAGCAAAATGGATTATGAAGAAGAAGAAGTAGAAGAAACTTCTTCAAAAGAACAAAATGAGAAAGAATCAATAGAAATCAAATCAAGCATAAAAGCATATCACGATGACGATGAAGAAGATAAGAACTATGGAACCTTTGAAGGTTATGGTTCTGTTTTTGGAAATAAAGACTTAGGTAATGATGTCATAGAACGTGGTGCTTTTTTAAAGTCTCTTAAAAAAAGAAAACCACAAAATGTAAAACTCTTGTATCAGCATAAATCTGATATGCCAATTGGTGTCTTTGACGAAATTAGAGAAGACAATCATGGTCTTGTTGTTAAAGGCAGATTAGCACTTAAAACACAAGCAGGAGCAGAAGCATACGAATTATTAAAAATGGGTGCTTTAGATGGTCTATCAATAGGCTTTAGAGTAAACCCAAAAGAAGTTTCTTATGATAAGCGTGGTAACAGACGCATCATAAAAGAAGTAGATTTAATGGAAGTGTCGTTAGTAACTTTTCCTATGAACCCTCAGGCAACTGTTCGTTCAGTGAAAGGTGAAGAAATTTCCATAAGAGAATGGGAAAATGGTCTGCGTGATGCTTTCAATCTTTCTCGTTCAGAAGCTAAAGTGGGTGCAAAAGCAGTCACTGATGCATTCAGTCAACGAGAGGTTGGCTCTAATGCTGAATTGGTAGATGCCATAAAGAACTTAACATTAACCTTAAAATCTTAATAGGAGCAAAAAATGTCGGAAGATGCGATAAAAACAGCTTTACAAGATTTCGGAAAAACTTTTGAAGAATTTAAAAAAGTTAATGACGAGAGACTTGAAAAGATTGAAAAAGGCGAAGGAACAGCATATGTGGACGAAAAGATTTCTAACTTAGAAGCTAAACTAGATTCTTACGAAGATATCAATCAGAAACTATCAACTGCTGAAGCCAACGCTGAAGACATCAAAAGCCAAATTGAAAAACTTGAAACAGTCGTAAAAAGACCAAACGCAGGTTTTGAAACTAAGCAAGTAGATGACTATATGAATGCTTTTGATAAATACTGTAGAAAAGGTGTTGAATCCTTAGACCCAGTAGAAAAGAAAGCATTAACAGTAAGTAATGATTCAACTGGTGGTTATTTAGCACCACCTGAGTATGTGAGAGAGATTATCAAAGATATCACTGAAATCTCACCTATCAGAAGCATTGCTAGAGTGCGAAGCACTGGGCAAAGAAGTATCCAAGTTCCAAAAAGAACTGGACAATTCTCTGCTGAGTGGGTTGCTGAAAGTGGAACAAGAAGTGAAACTACTGGTTACACTGTAGGTCTAGAGGAATTACCTGCACATGAGCATTACGCTTTAGTGGATATTTCTGAGCAAGACTTAGAGGATTCAGTATTTGACTTAGAAGCAGAAATGCAATCAGAGTTTGCAGAGCAATTTGCAAAAGCTGAAGGAACTGCTTTTGTTTCAGGTAATGCAGTAGGTAAGCCTGAAGGATTTATGACTAACTCATCAGTTAGTGAAATTGACTCAGGTTCAAATACAGCTATTACTGCTGATAACTTAATCACTTTAATGCATAACATTAAAAGTGAATATGGTAGAAATGGAACTTTTGTATTTAACAGAAGCACCCTTTCTGCAATTAGAAAGCTAAAAGATACAGCAGGTCAGTATGTATTCCAAGCAGGTATGACTTTACAAGGTGGTATGGTAAATACTATTCTTGGTCAACCATATGTGGAAGCTACAGACATGGCATCTATAGCACAAAACGCATATCCAGTTGCTTTTGGTGACTTCAGCAAAGGATATATGATTGTGGATAGAGTTGCTTTAGCAGTATTAAGAGACCCATTTACACAAGCTACTACTGGTAATGTAAGATACATTGCTAGAAGAAGGGTTGGTGGACAAGTGGTTCTTCCTGAAGCTATAACTAAACTAAAAGTATCAGCGTAAGCGAGGAGTAAATTATGCAAGATTTAGCAAATAATATTAAATTAGTGCAATCGTTGGCTCCTGCCGTTAGAACAGCAGATGCAGATGGTGATGGTGTTGACAGACAATTCTACGAAGGTGTAACAATCGTTGTAGATACAGGTGCAGAAGGTATTACACTTTCAAGCACAAATAAGATTGAATTTGAATTAGAGCATTCTGATGATGATTCAACTTATACAGATATGTCTTCATCAGATGTTAATGGAACACTAGGAAGTAGTGGTCTATTTTTAACACTAGATGCCGATGCTGAGACTCCACAAATTTCCGAGATTGAATATGTCGGAAGTAAAAGATATGTGAGAGTCGTTGCTAACTTTGGTGGCACACATAGTACTGGAACTCCTATCGGAGCAAGTGTAATTCTACATAAACCTAGACACGCACCTGCATCGTAAGGATATAGTTGTAAGTGGGGTGGAAACACCCCACACTTTTAAGGGAAATTAAAATGGCAAGAAAATTTAAAATATTAGTTCCAAAACCTGCAATAGCTGACGAAGGTTCAGCAGATATGGTTTTACACAAAGTAGATGATATTGTTGAGTCAAAAGGTCAATGGCAAGATGAAATCATGGATACATTTTGTGCAAATGGTTGGGCAATGGAAATTAAAGTTGACTCACCAAATGAAACATTTGCAGTAGAAGCAGATGTTAAAGAAGTAAAAAGAGCAAGAGATGAGAAAGGTCAATTAGTTGGTGATGACCCAAGCACTCCTGATGTTAATGAAGCATGGGAAGGTGGAAAAGCACCAAAGAAAAAAGCTACTGCTAAAAAAACTACAAAAAAAACAACAAAGAAAACAACTAAGAAATCATAAGGTGAGTTATGAACTCACTATGGTATCTGTACGATAATGGTTTTTCTGAGGAGATATGTGCCAACATACTTTCTCATTGGAACGATTTAGAAGCACAAAAAGGTAAAGTTGGTGCTAATACTGTTAGCACTGACGAATCAATAAGAAAATCTAAGGTCAATATGTTTCCTTACGGAAGCAAAGAGCAAAAAAACTTTGCTCATTTATTAGAAGATTACATCACAATAGCAAACAGAGAATGCTTTGGTTTTCATCTAAACGGATTTAGTGAATTTCAAATCACAGAATATACTGCAAACAATTTCTACAACGAACATATGGACGTTGCAATCAATGAATGCGAGTCACAAAGAAAAATATCAGTAACAGTTCAATTAAGTGATACAAATGATTATGTTGGTGGTGATTTTATGTTTGGCACATCAATACTGAATCCTGATAGTGTCAGTTTAAGAACAAAAGGTGCGATACTTACCTTTCCATCCTTTGTGCCACACAGAGTTGCAAATGTTACTAGTGGTAAAAGATATTCTTTAGTTGGTTGGTATGAAGGTAATAAATGGTGTTAAATTATTATGTATAGTGATATTATTTATAAAGCAGATGCAAAAATTGGTAAATACCAAACTAATAATAGGATATATTTATGAGTGCAGGTTTTTATCATTTCATAATTGAGCAGGGTGCTACCTTTAATAAAGTCTTAACTCTCAAAGACTCCAGTGATGCTGTTGTAAATCTTACTGGTTATACAAGTGCAGAAATGGATTTAAGAAGAAATCCTGATTCTTCTTCAGAAATAGCAACATTGACAACAGAAAATAGCAGAATTACATTAGGTGGTTCAGCAGGAACTATTACTTTGACTATTTCAGCAACAGATACTGCAAATTTAACAGCAGGTGATGGTGTTTATGATTTAGACTTAACAACTAGCGATGGCTCTATATTAAGAATATTAGAAGGCACTTATACAATTAGAAGGAATGTGAGTAGATAATGAGTGAGAAGTTTACAGTTGAAGTATCTGACGCAGGAACTATTAGCGTTGTCTCAGTTGGGACACAGGGTGTAGCCGGTCCTAATCAAGTTTTAAGTAAAAGTGTTAATGATGTCACTATTGATAGTAATGATGATGGTGGTGTTTTACTTTATGTTCTTTCAGATGACAGATGGGATATTTCTTCTAATACTGGTTCACCAAATATTGTTGCACAAGGTCTAAAACTTGGTAGTGTGACAGTCACAGCAATTTTAGACGAAGATAGTTTTACAAGTAATTCTGCAACAGCACTTGCTACACAACAATCCATCAAAGCATATGTAGATTCTAAGATTAATGTAATTGATTTAGACGTTGCAGGTGATTCAGGTGGAACTTTATCAATATTAGACGATAACACATTAACAATATCAGGTGGCACAGGTATTGATACCTCAGGTTCGTCACAAACATTAACAGTTGCTATAGATTCAACTGTTGCAACTTTGACAGATACACAAACATTAACAAACAAAACTTTAACTGCACCAGTATTAAATACAGTTGATATAAATGGTGGTGATATATCCTCAACTACAACAATAAATAAATCTCCAACAATAACTTTAGCAGGAGACTTATCAGGAACTGCCACATTTACAAATTTAGGTGATGCAACACTTTCTGCGACAGTTACAGCTAATTCTATTGAATTAGGCACAGATACTATTGGTAACTATGTTCAAAGTATAGTTGCAGGTGAAGGAATTGATGTTACAACAGCAGGTGAGGGTGTTGATGTAACAATTACTGCAGAAGAAGCAAGTTCAAGCAATAAAGGTGTAGCTTCCTTTGATTCTACTGATTTTACTGTATCTTCAGGAGCAGTCACACTCAACGCAGAAAGAATCCAAGACCTAGTTGGTGGAATGCTAAGTGGCAACACAGAAAATGGCATCAGCGTCTCCTACGAAGACACAGACGGCACTATAGACTTTGATGTTAGTGACTTTGATATATCACTTTCAGGTGATGTGACTGGTTCAGCTACTGTTACAAATTTATCTAATGTGACAATCACAACAACAATCGGAGCAAATTCTGTAGAACTTGGAACAGACACAACTGGAAACTATGTTGCAAGTTTAGTAGCAGGAACTGGTGTAACTTTAGCTAACAATTCAGGAGAAAGTGCAACACCAACAATTAATATAGGACAAGATGTTGGGACAACAGATGATGTAGTTTTTAATAGTGTTGATTCTAATTTAACTGGAAACGTCATTGGTGCTATAGAATTTGATGCAACAGCAAGTGAAGCACTTGTGAAAGGTGATGCAGTATATATATCAGGTGTATCAGGCAACAAACCAACAGTGAATAAAGCAGACGCTGATGTAACGTCTAAAATGCCTAGTTTTGGTTTAGTAAAAGCTGATGCAAATCAAAGTGCTGATGTAAAAATTATAACTTTTGGAACTTTAAGTGGTATTGACACTTCAGCTTTCAGTGTTGGTGATACTTTATTTATATCAACAACAGCAGGTGCATTAACAAATACTCCACCAACAGG